TCTCCCGATTGCGGACTAATAAGGCCACGATCATAGATCCTAGCCCGATGATCGACAAAAGCATGATTACTGAAAGCGTAACCATTATTTCTAAGCCAATCCATAGATTTAAATCGCTCATATGCATCACCACGAGAAGAAATATAATGTTTATACTCGTTTAAATCATTATACTTTTTAGCATTACCACGATCATCTTCAAAGTATAGTAATTTCTGAGTAAAGTCGTAAAAGTCATTATCAATTTTATACTTGGATTTGGATGCCCAGTTAAGTGCATCTGCCATATTCTTGTCAACAAATTCTACAGGAAAATCTGAAAAACTATTTGTTGATGTAATAGGTATTCTAGTATCTTCTAAACCGAGGACACCATTATCAATAAAATACGTTTTATAACCCTCGCGAAATAATAACTTATTCTTATCCGTTGTTACACCGACACGAAGGCCGACATCCACTTTCCGTGTGAGCTGTGAGTATTTTTGTACACGCGGATCAGTAACACGTATATTATATGATAAGGTGTCATAATAGGGACCAAATAAAGAACCACTAAGTCTACTTTTCATTCTTCTTTTTTGAACACCATATGTTTCAACTTCAAAGAAATTATTAACATTTTTAGCTTCAAGTAGCTTCATACCTGTTTCATACCATTTACGTCTAGTGCCGTTCATATTAGCAAGATTATATAAATCTCTTCCTAATGCAATAGCAAACTGGTCTCTATCAGGCATATCTGCCATACTTAGCCTGTGAGCAAACTTTAGATAAAATTGCTGTAATGCAGATTCAGTTAAACGTTCTTTACCGTTAGGCATTCTTTTTAATACTAAAGGAATTTTGTAATCAAATGTATTACGTAACTCTCTAGCTATTTTAGGTGATATAGTGTCTTCCCAGTTATTCTTAGCACGAATATTATCAATGAAATTATCATGTAAGTCTTGTAATTGAGTTGGACCTAATACTGGATCAATATAATTATCTTGTTTGAGTTTCTTCAATACGTTGATATCACTACGTATCTGAGTTTCAATAGCATCAGAAACATTCATTACATCAAATTTAATTTGACCTTGTACTACAGCTTTAAAATTATTCCACTGTTCACCATTATTTCTAAATCTAGTAAATAATATACGCAGGTTATCTACCACGACTGCCCTTTCATTAGATCCCATTTTCTCACTAAGTAATTCATTAAATTCCTTAATAAATTCCTTATCTTTAGGCTTTAGAACATTACTTTGTTCTGTCAATCTTAAGTTATTATTTAGTACGGACGGATTGGGTTGGTATAGTCTTGTATCTTCGTATCGACCTGTGACAGGATTAAAAATGAGTTGATCTTCTGTTGGAAGACTATTAAGTACTCTTGCCTTGGCAGATTTCTTAGTATGAATAAGACCACCCCTATAATTAGTGAGTGATAATGTACCGTCTAATTCACCTGATTGCAGTAAATAATAATCTTTAAGTGTTTGTATAAGCTTAGTGTTGCCAATTAAATCATCAGGTGTCATGATTGGAAGTTGCATAGCATCAAGTTTAGCTTTAGCATTAGCAAACTTTTTTGTATCATTTGGCAGTGTATATGTGGGATCGGTCATCCGTCTTAATTCTTTAATCCCAATAGAATTACCTTCGGGATTAGTAAACTGATCTAAGGTAAGCTGCCCGCTTTGGAACATACTAACTTTTTTATAATCACCTAAATGCCTTAATTGTACATCTTGTGGCTGACGCTTTAGCCAATCATTGTATGATTCTCTAAGTGGTGTATTACCGTCATAAAAAGCCTTTTGAGCATCAGTTAAGTTCTCAATATTTCTACGTCTTACTTGTGCTACGCTTTCTAAATCTGCTATATCGCTCCATGATTTAAATACAGGAACTGTTGTAGATCTACAATGCCAATGTGCTGGTGGGAGATGTGTTGTATCGCTAATCGGATAAATTTCACCATCTCTATGGGCACATACTGGGGTTGTTCGTGCGTCAAGGACAGCAACATATTGCCATCCTTGTAACGCTTTTTCATTTGCTTTATAAATAGCATGATCAGCCTGAGAGGATACAGCTGTAATGGCTGTTATTACCAGACCTTTCGACTGCATGCGAGTTATATTATGTACATTTCCTGCACGTACTTGTAGAGCTATTTCATCTACGCTTTTTCCGTCAGCTATACCCTTACGTATAACTGCTTCTAATCTAATTTTTTCATTCTTGGCAATACCTGACCATCCCTGTTCCATTGTACCATTTTCGCTTAATGGATTTTTAAGTACAATTTCTTCAGAGATTCTATTTTTAGGTCTTTCAGTACGCCATATTTTACCCATTGCCACTTCAACTTTTTGATAAGCATATGAGAGTTGATCTGAGACAAGTGATGAAAGATCTTTTTGAACAGAATTATTAATTGACTTATAAGTCTTTCTTAACTCTTGATCAACTGCTTCTCTGAATCTTTCAAAACCCCTGCCTGATAGTTCAGCATCTTTAATTAATTTATCTAGTCTAACAACATGACCATCAATTACTAAATCAACTTTACCAGAGACTCTTCTCTCATACAGACGGATCATTGCTGCGCGATCTAGTGTTTTGTCGTATATTTGTGTATTACTATTAATGGTCATTTGGTATTCCTAGATTAAATTATTCCTTCATAGGTTTTGGTTTACTACCTGCAGCAGCCGCTTCTGACTGCATAGCATATTGATCATTATATTTTGTTGCAGCAGGAATGATTAATTCATCAGCGTTTACTTCTTGTAATGCGGCTTCATCATCATATTCAGAATCAAGAATATCATTTGCTTTTAACATCTGTAACCACACGCTTCTTGGTAATAAACCTGATTGATACCATTGAGTAACAAGATTCAACCAATCAGCACCTAAAGGCACTGGATCAAAATCTGCGGATAAATTAAACACAATATCACATGAATCAATTTGCAGGCCATATCTCCAGTTAACCATTAAGCCTATTACTTGCTTTAATGTACTAGAGATTTTTGTACTCAACACACTTAATTGTGCCGTTTGAGCAGCATTACGAATTTCTAATGCAATACCTGATTGTTCATTTTCAGTTGTAAGCATTCTAATGCCAAGTTTAGCCATTTCATCAATAGATGCTTCAATAGCTTTTTGCATATCTTGTAATGCGTCTGTGGGTGTTTTTAAGACATCTGCTTTATCATCTTGGCGTAATCTTATCCAAGACCCTAATCCAGCGTCTACAATTTCATCAAATTGTTCATCAGGCATATCTGACATAATAACAGGTGTATAAGTAGCTGCACCGTATAGTAAATGATTTCGTCTACTAATTTTATTATATAGGCTAATCTCTTTATCTACGATAGGCATTAATAATGGCATAATAGGTTCTATATTACCATTAACAGGCCATGCAGGAATATGCTTTAGCGGTTCCCCGTTATTAAGTATATTGTCAAATGTTTCTATTAATTCAAAATGGCCTGAAGGTAGTAATTGCTGCGCTTTCTCACCAATACCCCCTATTTTAAGAGTTTGATCACCATTATCTTTAGTTGTGCCCATGAACTTGCGGATTTGGTAATTACCTTGTTCGTTTAACTCATGCACCCATACCGTAGGGACTCTCAGAGCATGGAATTCATTAGTAGTATAATCTTCTGAGTAACCTTTAACAATTACATATTTTAAAACTGTTTTACCAAATACATCTACAGTTGTTGCCCAATTAACAATTGTTTCAGCTTTTTGCAAAATAGGATATGGTTTAATCATATCTCTAGTTTCTTTATCTAAGTTCTCAACATCATTAACGGATGGGTGGTCTACAAATACCCATGCACGGGATGTATTGATCTCTTCCCACAATAGTTCATCAAGAAATGCCACTAGTGTAGAGTCATCACGTCCGATATTGTTGATAAGCCAATCTTTAGCTTCTTCAGGAACTTCATCTGGTAATGTCAATATAGGAGCTTTTCTTAATAAACCCCCAACAAGCATCTTAGCAAATTGTGCAGTAATGCCTGGTAATTCAGCTTCTGACTTATAAAAGTCATATTGAGCTTGGCTCATTGTTGTAGAGAAGGGTATCAGCAAATTGCTAAATCTAATTAGATCAATATACTGATCCAACTCTTTTACAGTACGTTCCCCATTGCATACAGCACGTGCCTTATTCCACGAAGGTTTAAGATACTCATACGCTTGACAAGGATCCGCAACTGTCTTAGTAGGGCCGTATGTCATACTAAGCCTCTAATAGTCTATTAAATTCAACAATAGTGCCTTCAAAATATTCATTTGTCACGCTATTCAAAGCTGTGATTTCCTCTTCAACTTCAGTAGGTGTAATATTCCAGTTAGATGTAATTTTATTTACAAATTCTTTTGGTTGTACCTTTGCCATAACTTTAGGGGCTACGGTTAATGTTTCTTGCTGATCTGCCATTTTATTTTCCTAAAAATTTAGTTGATTCACGTTTACGTCTATTGGTTAAGCCTGGAACGACTTTACCTTCATCTTTATTCCATCTAAGGAATTGAGCAGCTACTTGATCTTTAGGTGCCCCTGCATTGAGTCGCTTCAATAATGTAGAACCTTTAAAAGCGGCTACACCTACATTATATGTAAATTCTACTAATGCATCAAATTCGTTTTGTGTTAACGGTACAGTTACGTTTTTATCAACTGCACTTGTGTATTGCTTAAGGGTAACTTTGAAAAGTTGTAACGCTCGCTCCTTAGTAATGGGAGCATCCTTTAATGTGACTCTAGTACCATTCTCATAGAAAGTACTACCAAAGCCAATAGTAGGGACGCCCTCACCATCTGGATACGGTTGCGATCTAAACCCTTCAGAACCTTTTAAGTCTTCTGCGCCTTTATCGCTAAGTTCCATAATTATACCGCTGCAACAATAACGCCAATAGCAACTTCTTTTGCTACTTCTTGTACATCAGGATTAGTCACAACTTTTTCTGCAACATCTGCTGCTTCGTGTACAGTGTGATTAATAGCTTTTCCTGCATCTTTAAATGCTTTATCTAAACTGTTTGTCATGATACAACCTCTACAATTGTGTCAACAGTTACGTCGACAACATCTTCTACAATGCTGTGAGGTACAATAGGAACTAGTACTTCAACAACCTCTTCTACTGAATCTTTTAAATCATCTAAAAATGACATACCAATCTCCGGAAATAATCCTGTATTAATAAAATTAACTACTAGTTCTTTCTCAAAGCCTAACGATTCTAAAACTCTTGGCGTATGAGGATTTTGTTTTTGCATCTTACAGTAAAAATTTTGTTGATCTATATATAAATCTTCGCTAGAAGAATAATTTACATTTGTTAAATAACACGAAAGTGAATCGTGTGCTAGCTTTAAAAATGCATCTAATTCGGTTATAGTGTTTATATTACTCGCAGCTACCATATCTTTACTGAATATAGCGCGTGCCCATTCAGGCAACTCGCGCTCTCTCTTCCAACTATACTTCTTCGTCTCTGAAGCAAACCAACTAGTTAATGGATGACTATCTTCAGACACAGGAGAGTAATCAAGAAATGCGCCCGTTACTTTATTAGGGCCAGCCACAATATCTACACCGAAGATAGGAGAATTAGAGGTAATCTTTGGGAATATACAGAGATGCATCATATAGATTTTCTTAGTGTCCCGAAGGTCAATAATATCTAAATGAGCTCTACGTATATAATGGTTACTATACACTCTATTTTCCCAACCGAAATCATGCTCTTCATTCGTATCTTCAGCATAGTTATCTAGTAATACTTTGAATTGTTCAGCCTGAACTGTTAATCTTTCAAAGATTTCACTCATACAGTGTGCTGTGCAAGGTCATATAAATAATCTATTAACTCATTGAACTTTTTGTATATCGTGCTCATCTGAAATCTCGTCAAATAATTTTAATACGAAATCAAAACATTTATTAGCTTCATTAGCTAAGTCATCTGATAGCAAAGGTCTGATCTTATCGATTAATCCTTGTCTATCTTCGAATTCATACATTTTACCGGAGCCTGGAATGACCTTTTTAATCATTTGGCCACCATACATATCTCCGAAATGTCTAACATAAATATGAGCTAAGAGTTGCTCCTTATCTAGTGCTAGTATATGTTGTGAGTACTTTTCAACAGAATCGTAATTGAGTGCATCATAATCTAATTCATCAAAGTCTTGAAATATTTTAATGGAACGTTCTATCGCTTCAAGGTTATCAAGTAATCCGAGAGACCTGGCTCTTTCTTCTAGAATAGCATAGCATCTGAATTGTGAATATAGATAGTCTGCATATATTTCTTTTGGTATTGTTCCACTTAACAATAATTTAGTGAAGCGGTGATTTTCCGCCTCACTATGTTTATCGTGGGTTAGCTCCCGTAGGCTCATACCAATGGAGGTGGTAAGGGCATACCTAGCTCAGTTGCCAAAGCAATTGCGGCTTCATGATCTTTTTGTCTAACTTCAAAGTCAGAGATATCACCGTAAACATCTAAAATAGAGTCAGTTGTAACATCATATTTAAACCTATGAGGTAACTGCCCTTCTGTAGGTGCTTCGTATTCACCATCTACTACTTCAAGCAATCTTGGGTTATTTTCCAAATCACCAAGGAGATTAAATTTTAATTTATTTACCATTTTAGCCTCTTAATAAGGTAATTGAGATTGTAAGTCAAATTCCCATACATGACTTATACCGGGATAGTTAGTTGTATTAGGGCCTGGCGCAGAAGGATAATACCACGCCATATTATACACAATAGGCGCTGCATTTACAGTAAGACTTGGAAAACAAGTTCCTGCATTATACATCCCAGTCCAATTGCCTGCGTAATAGTTAGATGTAAACGCAAATACAAAGCCATTATCTCTGTATTTCATAGGGTATGTTCCACAAGTGCTGTTGTTGTCACTATACCCGTAAGTCCACGAACTATTACGCTTATCAATTACCCAGCTTCTAATACCGCATTGGTAATAATAATATGGCACCCAACTACAAGTCATATTTCCTGAACGAGTTTGCATCTGACGTTGACCATAAGACTCGCCGTTGGCAAGACCATACGCTGTTGTCGTACTCTGAGTGCCTACCTGAGTATTGCTTAAACTTGCGTCAAGCGCAGCTCTTGTAATCTTCCATAAATAAGTACTGTTACTTCCTTCATTCATTGTTGAAACAAATATACTACCATCATCAACTAATGTCCATTTAGAATTAAAACGAGCTTCGGAGGAGTCAATAAAAGAGGCTAAAGTTGTATTCAACAAAACAGTAGGCGCTGCGGATAGTGTTGCAACATCTCCCCTAACTGCATCAAAATCGAAATTCTTCCATATTGCAATATTCACACGGCCTGCGGCAGTATTGCTAGTTGTTGCAATCATAAGTTCCTTACGCACTGCATTATACGACGCAGAACCATACATGCTAGTTGTTTGGCTACCTGAATCATACGTATTAAAGAGCGATTGCGCATTAAACTTAGGACGTGGAAAAGGATCTGTAGAAGCTATTGTATAACAAATCGGAGTTTGGATCGGGCAAACTGTTAAGTATCCACCTGAAAATTGCATGGTTAACTTTTTATTTGCATGATCGCTATTTACAAACGCGCGGTTAGCTCTAATGGGCGCTGTACCCGTACTAGATAGAAACCGCATATTAGAGCTCATAATAATTCCGCGTTCAGAGCCCATAAATGCGCCTTGTCCATATTCGCCCATTGACGCAGTACCGCACATCGGAAGTGAGTAGCCAGAGCTTGACATAGACGTTTGCGTATTCGGACTTAGACTGTTGTTAAACATCTGACCACTCGGAGTAACATATGAACCGTCTGTTTGATCCATGTCATTTGTAAAACCATTTGCATACGTATTGGCAAACTGATTTCCAGGTCTTCCAATTCTACGAAATTCTGCGTCTAAAAATATAGCGCCATAAAAGGTACTTGAGGTATTATGTGAAGCAATTACATACGATGCCCTGGGCATTGCTTGCGCGGACATTGGATTATAGGCACCAATAGTATTTTGCGTGCCTGTTGTTATTTGAGAAAGAAAAGCCATTATTAAATTCCTGTTGTGTTATTAAACAATACACCAACCGTAGGTGCTGCCTGAGTATGTTAAACTTATCGAGGTGTTTGCAATATCACACACAAGGTTGTCAAGCATTCCCTCAATTTTCAAGCCATTATTCGCTACTGTTAAATTATACCGTGAAAAAGCGCTACCCACATCGACAATTCGAATTGTATCGTTTAATACAGCACTTGAAGGTAATGTAATAGTAAAAGCACCTATGCTGGTATCACAAAATAAATTATCACTTGCCACAGCTGTATAGTTCGCAGATTTTACAGACCATTCTGGCGTAACAGATACAGTTGCCCAAACTAAGGAAGTCCCTTGGCTTTGTAAAAACTTAGCGGTATTACCAACAGCAGTTGGAACAGTTTGAGGAACTCTTGAAACTAATGCATTATCTGCGTATGTTTTAACGGCATACTCTGTTGGTACAGCTGTATTAGAATTGCCAGATAATGTTGCGTCACTTGAAAATTCATTAATTGTTTCACCTAATTGCGCACCAATAGAACCTAATTTTAGTGATGTCAAACCGGCCAAATCGAATGCATTAGCATTCAAAGTAGCCCTTCCTGTTGCCTGATCAATTCTAAAATATTCACCTACTCTGAAATTACCATCTTGATCGGTACTTACATAAAATACACGACCAGGGTATGCTTCGTCTGTTTCATTACCCTGCGCTGCCGCTTGTGTAGGTGTGTTAGGATAATTAGTAGTTGTTACACCACCTGTTCCAATACTTAAAAAGTCATGACCAGTTAAACGAATTTGACTGTACATAGTACGAATAGTGACAGCAGATCCTGCTGCAGAACCCGTAGGCTTTTCCTGAGCCAATACTAAGACTAATGTACTAGTATTATCTACATATGTACCTGATACGCTTTGGATTACATACGCGTAGGTATCACCATTTATAGAAATACTAGAACCTGGTTTAGGGCTAGATGCTAGGCCTGTGACAATTAATACAAAGCCTTTTTGGTTTTCCAATGCACCGTTTGAAACCGTACCAGTGCCACCGCTTGTAAACGTCAAAGCTTGACCAGATGTAAACGTACCTGTGGTATTTTTAACGTATAGCTTATTAGCAGAGTATTGGACATTTGTTACAACGCCTGTTCCTGTTGGGCCTGTTACTGTGTCGTTTACGTTAATTGTACCACCACCATAAAGGAAATTTAATTGCTGTCCTACTAAAGCACCTGTTAATGCTGATTCATTTGTGTTATAACCACGAGATGTTGCGCCCCACGTTCCATAACTATTATTACCATTTAAGGCACGAATAAATCCGCCACCGGAAGCTGTATAACCAAAGTAACAGTAATATGTAAAACAAGAGACAATTTCAGCCTTACCGCCATCCTTAACCCAATATCCCACACCGTTGTCAGATATAACAGTGTAGCCATGGAAAATCATTGTTTTAGCGCCAGAAGCATGAATAGTGCCGTCAATTAACGCACCAATAGCTCCACTACAAATAGCAGCGCATTCTAATACATAAGGTGATTTTGTAAGAATAGGAGATGCAGGATTGAAACGAACCACTACGCCTTTAATTGTAGATGTAGTGACATCTGCTGCTGTAGTACCTGGAACCCAGCCCGTCATTCCTTTGAAGGTCATCTTATTTAAGATAGAACCGTTGCTAAGGTAGAACATTGTTGATTGTGCATTAGGTATTGAACCTGAATCATCATTACCTGCTTTAGGTTGTACAATGACTGTACGCTGGCTATCACCAACAATAGCTACATGCTCGGGTACAGTAATTGGCAATTGTTCAGAATATGTACCTGTTTTAACAAAAATAGTAGCTCCAACAGCTGCATTCTGACACGCGTATTTAATAGATGCGTATGGTGTGGCTAAATTTTGACCATTATTTACGCTGTCTGAACCGTGTGGTGCTACATAAATAATATTAGCTGATGCTGTTGCGCCAATCCAATCTAATGCTGAACCATTGTTGTTAAATGTAAGAGATTTACCATTAGGAGCTAAAGGAACTGCTGGTAATACGTCGCTGCCGCCAACTACAAATATAGACCATTTGCCAGCTGTCTTGTCAGAACTCATACTAGCTGAAGAAGTATGGTCTGAAGTAGCTATGTAAACCGAGCCTACTGCGTCTTTGACTAAATCATCTTTTAGGTAAAGTTGGCTAGCACTCCACACGCCGCGCCACGCAACACCGCTATTAAACTTTTGCCATTTACTCGCTGATAAGTCAGTATCAAATACTGCTGATGCATGCGGAGTTAAACACAGATATGTATTACCACCATGCCCAACTACATCATCTACAGCATAGGCTGTCGCTGTTGTCCAAGTTCCTTTATTTCTAAAGCCAGATAATAGCTTATCCCACTTCGAAATATCGGTAGGATTAACATTAGTGTTATCTACCTTGACTTGGAAAAGTGAACCGCCATAACTTACTGTCTGGCCAATCTTATAAGCTGTTGCTGAAGACCATACACCTTGGAATGAGAAACCTTGTGAAATAATATCCCACGATACCCCTGGAGGTGTTGCATTGGATTGTGTTACTTTTGAGCGATACAAATTACCGCCATGGGATACTAGATCATTTACGTAGTATGTAGTGACAGTATTAAAGATACCCTGGTAACTAGTCCCCTGAATGAATAACTCCCAATAAGTTTGATTAGTGGGGAGATTACCTGTTGTATTAGCAGTAGCTCTGTATAAGTTAGGGCCATACGCAATTAAATCTCCAGGCGCATAAGCAGTAGCAGCGTTATAAATTCCAGATGGCGAAATACCTTCTACAAACTTATCCCAATATGCCGTTGCTACTGGATTATTGTTTGTGGTATCTTGCTTAGCAATATAAATAGAACCGCCGTAAGTTACAACGTCATTCTTTTGATATGATGTTACAGAACTGTACTCACCTTCGTATTGAATGCCATCGACAAACTGCGACCAATAAGTGGTATTTGGAGGTGTTGAGCCTGTGCTATCTAAAACGGCTACATAAATCTTACCACCGTGCGCGACACCGTCACCTATTCTATAAGCGACAGATGTACTAAATACACCTTTAAATTTAAAGCCTTCAACCATTAACGCCCAATATGCGGTATTTGTTGGGAGACTTCCTGCAGTTTTCAATGCGTGAGTATAAACATACACATTACCACCATATTTAACGACATCATTTGTTTCGTAAGCCGTGGTATTTGCCCAGTCGCCTGCAAAATGAAATCGTAGTTTTCCTAAATCTATATATTGTGTCATACTACTTTTACCCTTAAATGGCCTGTAGCGCTCCAGTCAAACTGGTGAGCATTTCTAGACCATAGCCATTGTTTGTAATCTTCACTATCGATAAAACCTTCTTGAGGTAATACGACAGGAGATTCCCCTGAGATAACTTCTACAGTCAATGAACTAGTTTTTGATTCTACCCTAAAACCATAAAATGTTTCGTCTACGTGATTAAACATTATGCGACTCCTGTTAACATAGCAAGACGTACGTCAATGGAGTTAGCCAGTGAGCTAATAGCTTTAACTATGTCTCCAGACTCTAACACAATCTTACCTTGTACGACTTCTTTGCTGTCATTACCTTTTAATCTATAATTCTTTAGAAGATAAGTATCAGTAGAATTTGTTATCCAAATACTTATCGGTAAGTCGAAATTGGTAAGATTTGAGATATTACAGCCGATCAATATTACAGAAGAAGTAGCAGTATATATGGTTGTAGCGGCAGTCCCGATACTAGATGCACTGACTCTTTTAAAATTTTGAGCCATAATTACCCCAATGCGATTGCCATTGCAATTGCAGCATCTGTACTAATCTGTGGAAGCAAATCAGAGAGTTCCTCTATACCTGCTTTTAAATTAGTTAAGTTTGTGTCCATTTGTACAATAGTCAAAGGTTCTTCTTGACTCGCGCGTGTAGTTATATCTACCGTAGTCATTTTATGGTGCTACAGTAATTTTCCAAGTGATCGCTAAAGTATCTAACGCGCCTTTATTGATTACTGGGAATTTAGTGCGAGCAATCATAGAGCCTGCTGTCAAGTCATTGAATAAGCCTGCTTCACCGATAGCACCTGTTGAGCTGCCTGCAGGGAAAGACGCTACATACTGTACTGAGTCATTTAAAACAGTTGTTTGCACTCTTACTGCGGCGGAACTGAGACCTACACGAGGTGTCAATGGGTTAACCAAAACAGTATCTGTTGCAGCTACAGGGGTTGGTGTAACATCAGTTCCGACTTGCATATGTGAAACTACAGCTGTGTCTGCATTAAGCATACGTGATGTGATATAGGCTAAACCAGTGTTTACTACTAGATTGGTTTCTTCTTGTTGTTTAATATTGCCAAATTCATCTGTTAATACCAAATTAACAATACCAGCTGGCTTCAAATTATCTTTTAACATTTTTAATCCTTAATAAGTGTTATAATCTATACCGATAAATCCTGGCTCTACATATCCATCCACAAAATAAGATTGTACATTTATGATAACTTTATCAGAGATTTTACCGGTGTCTGTTGGTGTTCTTTCTGGACTAATGGTACCAGTAAATATGTCTATAGAATAAATAGTATCGACAATAACTTTATAAAAAGTTTTAGCTGTTATATCAGCTGTTTGAGAAGTGTCATGAACACCTTTATTGAAGCCGAGTAAGAATTGGTCTGAGTAAGTAAAAAGACTTGAAAGTATTTTATTAAATTCGGCTGAGAATGTGTCAAGTAACTTAGGAAAATCTTTTTCTACGGTAAAACTCTCTGATTGTAAAGGATCATCATTACCTAGTAT